CATGGAAATCACCGCTTGGAATCGGACAAACTATATCAGGGATGCCAGCTTTTACGCCTTTTCGTTTTCTGCGATTGCCTTGAGCAATGGAGCATTTTCTTTCGTTCTCCACATGGTGAATAACTTGCAAAATAGGATTGCGCTTTGATTGCCACGCTACCCAATCAAAAAACGCTATTAGTTCGGCGTCCTCAAGGTTTTTGGTCATTGGCCTTTTTCTTTGCAATAGTAATTTTTACATCTTGAACTTCTACGCCGCACCGTTCTGGATTATACTTACCGTTATAATACGTAAGCATTTTAAAAGCCTTTTCATCTAAGTATATTACTTGGCATCCCGTGGCCTTAAATGTAATCATCTTAGCTTTCATTTATTTTCTCCACTCTACCATATGTCCAATTCTTAGCGACCCTGATTTTTGGGTTTTCAATCCACCAGACCTCGCCGCCGTTATCTAGTACTACTCCCCAAATACAATGCATATCGATAGATTCATCCTTAAGAAAATAAGCATATCCACTTCCAAGTTCTGTCACGACCGGAACCGGTGGATTTAGCTGCAACATTATCATTTTAATTTCTCCCAATTCCGTCTAGTATTATTAGCTTGCTCTTTCAAGGTAGCCCAACGGACATTCCCATTTTCGTAGTTACCAAACGGATTTATCCTATCTATAGAGTGCTTTTCGGATGGGGCTCTGCCTACACAATTTAAAAACTCTTTAAAACTTTTAAAAAGAACCTTAACTCCACGCCCTCCATATATTTTAAAATCTTTATGTTTAGGATTATTGCAGCGAGTAAGCATCCCGTTCCAAGTTCTATATTCTTTTGTTTTTGTCTTATTGCTTTTTGCTTCTCCGTGAACATAAGACCTAGAGCCAAACTTTAAATGTCTTATACAACCACAATTTTTAGAATCTCCACTTGTTAAATGTATTTGCATAACAGTCTTTATTTTACCGCAGCCACATTGACATAGCCACATACGCTTATTATGCCTGTTGTTAGGAGCTTGAGATATTATTACCCAATTATTAAATACTTGTCCTGTTTCAATATTAATTTGCTTCACTCCTCCCCCCTACTCATAACTAATTGCTTGATGCGATCTAGATACTCTTGAACAGCAACAATAGCTTTGTATGTTCTTTCTGGTTCATAACATTTAACGCTATGAATAATGCGGTCTGAAGTTTGTCTGATAGAATCACATAAAAATTCTATCTTGTCTTGACGTTTTGGATAGCTCAACTCCCTAAGCTCCTGCCAGTTGCTATTCACTATCCTGCTCCTTGTCTGCTAGTGCGATTAGGTCTTCGGCTGTTGTAAATTTAGGCTCCCCTGGAATAGGGGTATATCCTAGTTCCTTGCTTCCTATCCAATTAACAGGAGTTCTATTTTTGAATTGCTCAAACGCCCATCGTATCCAGTGGTCGCGATAGTTTATTAAATCTTCTCTCAAGGCATCAGCATAATATGGATACCGATCAACCATATCTAGTGTCTTAGCGTCCAGTTTTGGCATATATTTTACTCGCTTTAAATATCTCGACGTTTACATCCACGTCACTTATGTAGCCTTCAATCTCTTTGTCCATTTCTTTTTTGCTATAAAACTGTTTATACAAAGGACGAAATTCTGGCTGATAATGTAGTGTAATTTTAACGATATACTTTATCTTTCTTTCGTTCTTTGAATAGTAGATCATCACTCCCCCTTCAAAGCTTTGATAATCGATTCGGCGTCTGGGTATTTGTCATGCTTGTGATGATTGAAGCTATAGCCACCTTTCGTTTGATATGTCTCAACTTGTTCCCTTGCCATCTCCACAATCAGCGGCACTGCTGCGAGGATGGCTTCCATTGCTACATTGTAACAGTATCCAATCTTCCATTTAGCATCGACGCACTGTTCTAAAGTAAAATCTGAGTCGCCATACCCCCATTCTTCTTTGGCTTTTTGTAATGCGATTTCATGTATTTTTTCATTCGGCGTCTTGCTCATTTACTGCCCTCGCTTAGTTTGGTTAAATCAAACTCTAATTTACCTAATACATATTCAACGGCACCCCACATAACATAAGGTGCAGATTCTATGGGCTCTTTCCATTTTTGTTTTTGATTAAATTGCTGTACGGAATATTTAAACAATTCTCTCCGCACTTGCTCAACCACCTCGCGCTTAATCTGGGATTCGTGGGGGCGAGTGTTCCATGTCATAATTAGTTTTTCATCTGTCTCGAAAACTCCCCTTGGCAAGAAAAGACCACAAGAGAAACACTTCACTCCGCTATCACTGAAAGCAAATAGTTTTACATTGGAGCTTCCGCAGTAGCATGGCTTCAAATCACTTGTCATCGGTGCGCTCCTTTTGTTGTTGTACAATCTGCTTAATTCTCTCTTCGCTAATCGATCCGTAAATTACAAGCTCTTCATTAACTTGCTTGAAAGCTCTTTGAATGTGAGGGGCTTGCCATATTTCATCTAGGATTTGTTTGGCTATTTGCTCTATATCTTTATCACTCATCTCCCACGGGCTCCTTTTTAATCCAGTTGCCATCTATCTTGCGCCAAACTTCCCCGTTTGCTTTGCGGATTTCATAAACAAATTCTAAGCTTTTCCCCATGGTATCCCGATATTTAAAAACGGCTGTGTGGTCGTCGTTCTTATCTACATACGCCACAAAATCCCCGACCTCAAGCTTTGGCTCGATGATTTCTCTAAGAACTACAGCTATTCCGTGTCGAGACTCTATTCTGTAACGCTTATTGTTTTGCTCGCAGATAAATGTTTCTGGTAAGTGTTGTACGTCTTGTGTTGTCATTTCCCCATCTCCTCTAGTTTTTTTCGTAGCCTATATAAATTCTTTTCTAGTTGCTTATACTGCTTCATCTCTCGCTGTGTCATCTCGCCAAATCGCTCTCGTGATAGCTGTGCTTGCCTATCATCAATCGCTTTTCTAAGTTCTTCTTTTGTTTTGTATTTGCTCAAATCCATTACGGTTTATTCACCTTACAATCTAGCTGATCTAACACTGACATATCATCGATAAATAAAAACCTCCTAGCGTGTCTAACAAACCTATATGCGTACAAGCTCCAATCCATTATTGAGATCTCGCTGCCATCGAAAAACGAAACATGGTCAAAGCCTAGCTGATGCCCTGTCTCATGTGCCGTTGCTGCTCCTCGATAGGCGATACTAGTGTCAAGTTGTGGGAATGTAAGAGATACTTGTTTCCGTCTATGCATCGGCTGACAAAGGAAAGCTACTCCAGCAAGTTCCATATCTCTATCAACGTCGAATACATGAATATAATTGCCTGCATTATGTCTGCGCATGAAATAATTATTCCATTTAGCTATTCTTCTATAGCCGCTGTTCTCGGTAGGAAAAGGATCGCGCATACGTCTTAATGGCAAGGCTTTAAACTTAACCTTAGTTGATAGGGTATTAAGCTTATCAACCGCAACCTTAACAACCTTCCTAGCCTCTGGAACTGGCATACTGTTTGGTTGCCCAACGATGAGAATAAAACTTAGTAAGACTGTCTTCATATCTTAGTATTCGTAAAGATTGCTGCTACTATTAGAATCCAAAGGACGATTGATATTGCGTATTGCCACCACATTACTTAACCCTCTTAACACGCTTAGCCTTTACTGCTCCGTTAGTTCGGTTTTTAACTACTAAGGCTTTACCAAGCTCTGATTCGATAACTTCAGGCTTTACTCCTCTATTAGGTAAAAACAAGTATCTTAATAATTTATGTAACCAGCTTTTCATATAAATATATCCATTTCTAAAATATCTTGAATCTTATAGAGTAAATCAACTGTAGGGTTTGCGTGTCCGTTTTCTACTGTTGATAAATATCCTCTATCGATTTCTATAACAGCGGCTAACTCTTCCTGGCTAAACTTTTGCAGTTTTCTACGCTCTGCAATTTTTTGCCCTAAATGTTTTAGCCGCTCTTTGTTTTTCCTACTAATCTTTCTTTGTCGCGTTCTCATAACTCTATTACAATTGGTTTTCTTATGTTGAGTATAGTACCGTCCTGACTATAGTCAATAACAAATCCTGCTTCAAGAAGTTTTTTCTCGTAATAGTCTTTTTTTAACGCTGCAACTCTTAGCTCATCTGCTGCTTTTTGTTCTTCTTCTTTTGTCATTCTAACCCCTTATGCTATTTGTAAATTGTTTTTATGTATTAAAACTGCTCCTGATATTTTTTCACCGTTTTTAAAAGCTGTTTTAATTGCAGTCTTATCAGGCTCTTTTTTAATTCTCCAATAGTCGTCAGGTAACAGCTCCTCATTGGTTATTTCTACCGAGTCAGAAGCTCGCCAAGATAATTTATGCACTCCGTTTGTCCATTTCTCACCAGGCAACATATTGTTTTCAATATAACGCTTAAAGTTATCTAGCTTGTTTTCTATTAACTCTTGTTTAGCTCTTAGGCGTTTAATCTCATTGGCTATCGTGTCGCGTTCTGCTTGCATATTCTTATACACAGCACAACACGCTTCTAATTTTTCATCTCTTGCTACTTCAATTTCGTGTATTTGCTTTAAGCACTCCTCGCTGTACGAGGAGTCACTATCTGCGTAATAACTTAATAATGTAGCTAGAGCGCCTGTTAGTTCGTATAGTTTCATATTGTTTTATTTCCTTTTTGTATATTTACCGTTTTCATCAATATCGCCAGTGTATGCCATATTAATTGCGTTTATTTGTTTGCTACCTGTCCAGCTAAATACGCACCCAACGTAGCCACCAGCCCATGCTCCTACTAGCAGCAGAGATCCTACCCCTGCTGCAAATATAAAGTCGTGCAAGCTGTTTAATAATCTATCTTTAGTTATCATTTTGCTGCTCCTCTGTTTGTTGTTTTAATCCTGCTTGATTGTTTAGTTGCTTAACTGGGCTAATACCGATTTCAAATCTCCAACCAGTAGAGCCAGCGCAACCCGAACACCACACTAGGATTATTGCTGCTAGTGTAACAATTGCCATTTTGTCTAGTACTTTATCGTCCATGTTGTTTTTTCCTTTTTGTTTAACCTTAAATTTATTCGTTGCTTGCGTAGTCGTATCTATCAGCTTTATACATATCCTGCATATCAGCGTGGTATTGAACTTCTGACCACTCCCTATCTGTATACGGCTCTATGTTGTATGTCTCGATTAGCAATCTTGCATCTTCTTCTGACATACCTTTATCACGCATATCGGATAGTAGCCGTCCGTCTACCGCTAGGATTTTATTGTTGTAGTTTTCGTATTTATTAGTTTCCATTGTTTTTAATCTCCCTTAATCGTTGTAGAGTATAACCTCTATATTATATACTCTACAATCATAGATGCGAGGTCGTCAAGAAGTTTTTCACTAAAAAACAATTATTTTTAAAAAAATTCGGAACCCTCGTTTGAATCTGGTAACTTGTTAAATTCAGGGCAGATTTTTTTAGCAGAGCAGTATTTACACCAGTTTCCACGGCTAAACTGGCGTTCACTTTTGAACAAAATCTGCCTATACCCTTTTTCAGCTGCTCTAACTAGCAGCGTATACCATATCTCTAGTTCTTGCGCTGTGTAAGATACTGCGGTGATGGCGTTTTTAATCCGTGGCTGGACAATAGTAACCTCGACACTCTCTAACGGATTGTTACTAGTCGCCCATAGAGCTGCTGCATAGTATCCAAGCTGGGGATTTTCTTGTGCTTTAACTGCAACTTTTCCATATTTTAAATCAATAATTTTCCCATGCCATTGCCCGTTAAGTTTCCCAGTCATTGCAACATCAGCAGTGCCAAACATTTTTAAATCTTTGTTTAGTATTAATTGGGCTTCTATTCTAATACTTGGAGGTTGGTCAAAGTTCTGGGTTTTACGCTTGACGCACATTGTATAGGTCTTAACATGTTCAATCATTTCCTCATCATCAGAAACAATCTGTGTATTCTCACCTTTAACCCAAGCAAGCAAATGTTTTTCTGCCAGCTCATGGGCTTTAGTTCCCTCTAGTGCATAACTAGAGGTATCAGGTTGTGGACACTCTAACCCTAAGCCAACCGAGCCAGGGCAATTCATCCATCTTAACGAGCTACTTGCAGAGCATAGGGCATGCCCTCTTAAGGCATGCCCCTCTGTGTTATCAACAGACATTAAAAGTTTGTCCTATCTTCTGATTCAACAGAGCTAAACTGGTCTTCAGGTCTACCAGCTCCACCGCCGAAAGCTTCCCCGCCTCCAATTATTTGTACGTTTTTTAATCCCCAAGCAACACCTTTATTACCTGGTTTTTTATATGCGTACACGTTTAGAGATAGCCTTGCATATTGACCGCCGTATACTTCTTCAGGGCTGTCAATTACAACCTTTGGATTAGGTCCAACGATTGCAGGCCTGTTGTCTGATTTTGCTTTTAAAATCCAGTTTCCTGCATACTCCCCGCCTTTCTCATCTCCATCTCTTAGTGGTGGGTTTTTTAAGTCGTGGATACTCTCATATTCATCGTCAAACATATCTATCATGGCTTTATTAGCCGCCGCTTCTAATTCAGAAATATCCGCACTTTTAGGTATTAACAATATTGTTTCATACTTATCACTTGGATAGTTACCGCCTGTATTTCGCTCTAATAAATGCGGATATGATAAACGCCCTTTAGGGGTGATTAATGTATCTGGTATTTTCTTTGCAACTTCTGCGGTTGTTGTCGGTTTTTTCGAGTTTTTCATTTTATTTTCCTATTTTAAGTTATTCTCCCAAAACTTTTGTAATGTCTCTTTGCTTCCTCATAACTGCACCAGTTATGGTGTCGTCTAAGGAATCAGGTATCACTAAGTAATGAGATCTTGTTACGTTTGTTTGAGAGATTCTATAACATCTCCCTTCTGCTTGTTCGTTAGTGGATGGAACCCAATCACATTCAACAAACACCACGTTACTAGCGGCTGTTAGTGTAATGCCAGTACTAGCAGCGTGAAGGCTTGCAATAAATACTTGTATGTCACCTTTTTGAAATCTATCAACGCACTCTTGTCTTAGCTCAATATCAGTCTCGCCATTTACAACGCAGCAACTAACGCCGCTTAAGCCTTTTACTAAACCTGTTATAACGTCTTTATGGTGTGCAAACACAACACAGTTTTTCACCTCGTTAAGGAGCGTTTTAATATAGGCGCAAGCGGCTCCAATCTTTGCAATGCCATGCGCTCGCCATGCTGACTTAACGTCTTCTGGTAATTCTTTACTAAAATCTAATTCAATATCTATATCATCCCACGCTGGGAACCCGTCTAAGGGAACCTTCATTCTTACAAGCTCTGGAAGCTGCCCAACCGTTTCACTTCTCTTTCGCCGTATCATAAACCTATCGCGGCAAATGCGCCCTAAAACTTCCAAGTTTTTAGACTTGTTATAATTAACTCCCCATGGGGTGGCATCTCGAACGCAATACCTGTCTAGGTATTCTCTCTTTTTACCAAAGTCTATAGGTGATAATTTACTAAACAATGCAAAGCCTTCTATAGCTCTGCCATTGGGCAAAGGTGTTCCGGTAATTGCAATTCTTTTTTTTGCTTTTTTCCAATAACCATCAAGGCATGCTTTTGTTCTAGCGCTATCAGGGGTTTTAAGATAGTGCGCCTCGTCTAGTACAAGCAAGCAGCTATAGACACCATCAGAATATTTAGTAGCAAACTCATAGCTCATGATTAGGACGTCACCTTTTAAAAGGTCTTCCATCTTCATGCAGATAGTGCAGGTTCTATCTAATCCACTCCACTTTTTAAACTCTCGTTTCCAATTCTCTCTTAAACTTGCGGGACAAATTACTATTATTTTTTTGCAGCTTAATTTGTCAGATGCAATTATTACCTGACAAGTTTTTCCAGCTCCTGGATGGTCAGCCAATAAAACATCTTTATATTTATTGCATATTAAATCGATTCCTTTAACTTGGTAATCAAATAACTTTGCCGCCGGTTTTTGCTGTGTGTCATTCATGCGAGTTTTTACGAGTTTAAAAAGTTTTTTCAAATAAAAAATAATTTTTACTTGCCAACTACTAGCACACTGTGGCACAACTAGTACTCACTTGTAAACCAAAAATAAACCACTTTATGAAAAAAACTTTTAAACAACATTCTAAGCGTTCATGGACTACAAAGCGGCATGCGATTTCAATTAGGTTAGATCCTTTACTACATAAAAACATTTCAAAGATTTCAGAGTCAAGAAAATTATCACTTAATAAAACGATTGAGTTTTTATTATCTTACTCTGTAACTAATTACGGCTCTCTTTAACAACAACTATTAAAAGGTTTACTACTATGATTAAAGGCGATTCAGTCTTAGATTATGCCACGGCGTATATCAATGCAGGTTTCCAAGTTCACCCATGCTATCCACCAACGGATTCAGATCCAAAACGTGCCGGTAAAGTTCCACGTTTAGTTTCTTGGCAGAAGCAACATCTATCAATCGAGCAGTTTAAAGGCATCTATCGCCCTAATGATAATCTTGGTGTTGTCATGGGTAAGTCTAACGGGCTTGTCTGTGTTGATATAGACCCAAGAAACGGGGGCAATCATTGGTATGAGCAAAACTTAGAGCGCCTTGGGAACCCTGTTATTGAAAAGACAGGCTCAGGCGGGCTTCATCTTTACTACCGCTATCCACCAAACGCTGATTACCTACGCTCTAGGAATGGTTATGCGCCTGGTGTTGATATCCTTGCAGACGGTGGAAAACAGGTTGTAACAGCGCCTTCAATACACCCTTCAAGCAAGCCTTATGTTTTTGACGATGCTAGAAATTTACTTGATGCTCTACTTGATGCCGACATCTTACCTGATTGGCTTACTAGTGAACTAATCGCAGAGCCAACAATTCCTCAGCACGTTGATAGCCCTAAATCTGACCCTGATTCTTTTTACTTAGAGCAGGCAATAGAAGCTATCAAAAAGTTTGACCCTGCGATACAAGGCCATGCTGGCGATCAGCAAACTCTTAAGGCTGCCTCCCTTCTTAGGTCTTTTGGTTTAACAGAGCAAACAGCGTTTATAATTCTTAAGGATTACTACAACCCAAGGTGTCAGCCTCGATGGGACGATAAAGAATTACGCATTAAAGTTGCTAATGCTTACAAGTATGCAAAGGAGCCAGCGGGCTTAAAATTGCCTGAGAATCAATTCTCTGAAGTTACCCCTGCTAGTATGTCAATACCCTCTGAATCTCCTGCCGTTGCCCCGTCTAAGGCTCCTGTTACCCTATCGCTGCAAGATTTCTTAGCAACTCCTTTTCACAAGAAAGAGCATTATATCGGTCCATTTGTAAAACAGGGGATTAGTTTGGTGTATGCTGCCACGGGTGTAGGTAAAACGCATTTTTGCATTGGGTTAGCGTTTGCTATTGCGTCAGGTTCTGATTTCCTACGCTGGAAGTGTGAGCAAAAAGCACGGGTGCTCTACATCGATGGCGAGCTACCCGGACATTACCTTAAAAGCATGATAGAGCCGCTATATAACGCCACAGAGGATAAAAACATACACCTAGATATAATCACCCCAGATACCCAACACGAAGCTATGATGCCAAACCTTGGAACTCCTGAAGGGCAAGCGTCAATTCAAACAGCGATTGAAAATGCTGATGTTATATTTGTAGATAATTTATCAACCCTTATCAGGTCAGGTAAAGAGAATGAAGCAGAATATTGGCTGCCTGTCCAGAGTTGGTTCTTGAAGCTTAGACGTATGGGTAAGAGCGTCATATTTGTCCACCACGCGGGTAAAGGAGAGGCGGGTAGCTTCAGGGGTACTTCTAAGATTACGGATGCTCTTGACCTATCTGTGCAGCTTAGAAGCCCTACAGGGCACAAGGCTGAAGATGGGTGTGTATTTGAGGTGAGGTTTCCAAAGTATCGGCACTTTCGTAAGGGGGATGCAACCGAGTTTCAAGCAACATATGTTAACACAGATTTTGGCGCGCCTTATTGGACTTGCTCGGAACTTGAAGAGATAAATTCAAACAAGGTTATAGAATTACATAATGAGGGGCTTAAGCCAAAAGAGATTATGGAAGAAACCGGCTTATCAAAGAAAACCGTTTACAAGTGGCTCAAGCAACTTCCTCAAGAAGAGCCAAGTGATTATTCAAAAGCTATGAAAGCACTCAAAGCTAAAAAGCCAACAAAACCAACAAAGGCTTTAAAGAAAATTGACCCTAAAACTGATGATCTCGATTTTTAAATTTTTGCCCGTTTGTCACCCCTCACCCTTATAAGATAAGGGTGACAGGTGACAAACTAAGGGTTTTTGTCACCCCAGGGGTGACAAAGGGGTGACAGCAGCTTTCAACACGTTGATTTTATTAGAAAAGCTTGTCACCCCTGGGGTGACAAAGGGGTGAAAAAGTTGTCACCCCATGCTAAAAAAAAAGTAGCAAAAAATTACCGTTTGTCACCCCTATTTTTTATGTTTTTTTGAGGTGACACATCCTCATTTTTTAACGATGTGGATCACTAGTTTGTTAAATTAAATCTTGCTACATAATCAGAATTATATTACTCTTAAGAGGTAGTACCTTATATCGTTGTTTCCCCTAGGCTTGTTTAGTTAGGGGTTTTTATACTAACGGGTAGGTAATTCTAAAAGCCCACCATAAGGCAGTACGGGGCTTTAAACGCATTCAGAGCAAATCGATTACAATGGTATTTCAACCAGGTCAATCAGGTAACCCAGGCGGTCGCCAAAAGAAAGATACAACAATCATCGATCTTGCACGTGCTGCAAGCCCAGAGGCCATTGCTAAAATAATAGAACTAGCCAAGAACTCCTCAGACCCTAAGATACAAATCCAGGCATGCCGTGAAATCCTAGACCGTGGCTACGGCAAAGCAGCCCAAGCCGTTGAACTATCAGGAGCAGAAGGTGAGCCGCTAAAAATCGGCATCACCTTCAACTTAAAAGACACTAAAAAACAACTACCACCTAGTGACACAGATTGACTTAAGCTTTGACCTGTATCCTAAGCAGATGCTGGCCTTAACCACATCGGCGCAGCTCACACTTTACGGAGGCGCGGCTGGTGGGGGCAAGTCACACTTAGCTAGAATTGCTGCTATTTACGCAGCGCTACAATACCCAGGATTACAGGTGTATTTGTTTCGTAGGCACTACAACGACCTAGTACTAAACCACATGAACGGGCCGACGGGCTTTCGTGAATTGTTGTTTGACTTAACGCAATCAGGAACCTGCAAGATTGTTGATGACCAGATACGGTTCTACAACGGACGCAATAAAACACTAGGCTCAACGATTCACCTCTGTCATTGCCAGTATGATTCTGATGTAGAAAAATACCGAGGGGCTGAAATCCATTACTTCATACCCGAAGAGACAACCCAATTCAGTGAAACGCAACTACGGTTCCTACTATCACGGGTTCGTATACCTGATACGCTTGGCATACCTGACAGCGAGCGCCACAAGTGGCCGCGTGTCTTAATGCCTACTAACCCAGGAGGGTTAAGCCACTCATTCATCAAGAACAGCTTTATCGATGGCAAAGAGGAACTAAAAATCTGGAGGCAACCAGAGATGGATGGCGGTAGAACTTGTATCTTTATACCTGCCAAGCTATCGGATAACCCATCAATTGACCCAGTTCAATACCGAATGGCTCTAATGGGACTAAAGCGCCCAGAGCTTATTGACGCTATGCTTAACGGCTCATGGGATATACCGCTTGGCGCGTTCTTCCCTGAAGCTGATGAGCGTATTCACCGCCTGCCAGTCTTTGAAATACCACAGCATTGGTTTAAGTTTCGCACTTACGACTGGGGATCAGGCGCTCCTTTCTGCGTTCAATGGTGGACAGTATCCGATGGAACACTACCGCACATTCCACGCGGTGCTTTAGTTTGTTACCGCGAATGGTATGGCTGCTCACCGATGGATACTAAAGTTGGGCTTGGCTTATCAAACTCACAAGTTGCAGAGGGAATAAAACAGCGTACTCCTGCAAATGAAATAATTTCAGCAACAATTACTGACTCCAAACCGTTTCAAGCAACGGGCATGACATCACGCGTTGATCTAGGCTCTACACCTGCAAAAGAATTTGCAAGCTATGGAGTTCCGCTCCAAAAAGGAGTTGTTAATCCAGGCTCTCGAGTACTTGGTTGGCAACAACTTCGCTCGCGACTAATAGATAAAATGATTTTTTTCCTTGACAACTGTCCTCATACGTGGCGTACTCTCACAGAGATACAAGTTGATCCCAAAAATGTAGAGGACTGCGACTCGTCGATGGAAGATCACCCAGTTGATTGCGTTGGTCTAGCTGTTAAAGCGCAACCACTAATCAAAGACCTTCCGAAGAAAAACGAGCCTAAGTTTATTAACGAAGCTAAGTTTGATGACGTCATTAATATGCACTTAAAGCTTAAACGGATGAGAGATAGTGGCGCAGGACGATAACGAAGTAATAGAGCTAACGGAAGTAGTACAAGAAATGCAAGAAGCAGCAAAGGTTATTCCATTTCCCGGGAAGAATTACCTTCCACTCGCAGAAGCAGCAAGCTATATAAAATCATTTGTTCGTGCTGATATTCTAAAAATCCTATTCAATCTAAAAGAAGAAGCTAAGCAGCAACCAATCACAGAAACAGAAATCGACAGGCTAATTGAGTATTATCAGATTCATTAATGGTAACAGAAATCACACCACCAGCCACCGATAAGGAAATACTAGCAAGAGCCAGAGATGAAGAGGCGTGGAAAACGCAGCAAGAAAAAGACGCAAGAGAACAGGCGTCTAAGGTTCGGTACATACTATCCCAGATTAAATCATCAAAGAAAGAAGCCGAGCCTTGGCTTGGTGAGGTACGTTCTGCATGGCGTGAGTTCCAATCGGAAAACACAGATGGTAAATACCGTATGCAGAAGTTCTGGCAGTGCAATACCTATAACAGGTATTGGGCTGATACGATGACTATCCTTCCTACACTTTACTGCAATACTCCAAAGACAGTAGCGCGTAGAAGATTCGATAAAGATCCAGTAGCAAAAACAGCATCAATTGTTATCGAGCGTCTTGCCACTTACTTAATTGATGCACAACCATTTAACCGCAATCTAGTTGCAACTGCTCTTGAGTTTTTAAACTCTGCAAGAGCAACGGGGCGTGTCTACTATTGCCACGACATTGTAACCCAAAAGCAAAGAGTCTACGTTGAGGAAATAATACCCGAAGCACCACTTCCTGACATTGATCCAGCGATGGTGGAGGAAGGAGCAGAACCGATGCCACCTCCTCCACCTCCTCAACCTATTTATGTCGATGAGCAAGGAAACGAAGCACCACCCGATGCGATAATCACGCAAGACGATGCTGGGATGCTCTACTATGAAACAGAGCAAGACGAAGAGATTGTAAATCCTCGCGTGTTTTTTAAGCCTCTACACTTTGACCAGATGCTAATCTCAACGGGAGCTAGAGACATAACAGACATTTGGTTTATTGCTTATCAAATCACAATTACTAGAAAGCAGGCGTTTGAACTATTCGGGGATATAATCAAAAAGGTCGATGAGTCAGTTGCCGATGACCGTGACCCCGATGTACTAGACAGCAACCAAGAAGATACCAACTCAAAGCACCTATTCACCTACTGGGAATTCTGGGATAAATCAAAGAAAAAGATTTATTTTGTACACGAGAACTATCCCGATGACTTTCTCAAAGAAGAGGACGACATCTATGGGTTGGTAAATTTCTTTCCTTCGCCTGACCCGTTAATGACTAACGAGCGTTACGATAACTGCTATCCAACGCCTGACTACACAATGACCAGGGATGGCTACGAGCAGCTGCATATCCTAGCCAAACGAATCAACCGAGTAACCAGAGCCATTAAGGGTGTATTGATTTATTCCGGTGACGTTGAAGCGCTTGATGCATTGTTTACCGACCTAACTGACAATGAAGGAGTAGCCGTTGCAGGCTTTAAAGACTTAATGGGACAAGGCGGTCTTGATGCACTTGTGCAACTTCCACCTTACGAGCGCCTTGCAATGGTGCTTGATAAGCTAATGCAAGCCTTTAGCAACCAAGAAATGATTCTAGACAAGCTTCGTGGCATCTCTGATATTATCCGAGGAACTTCTGACCCGATTACAAGCGCAGCTGCGGAGAAGATAAAAAAGCAGATGGCTACAAATCGTAACTCTATCCGACAAAAGGATATGGTTAGGTTTGTAAGAGACACTATCGAGATGATGTGTGACCTTGCCTTGAAGGTATTTCCAGAAGATTACATACGAAAGATTGTAGGCTTTACGCACTTAGACCCGGGCGACCAACAACGGTTCCCTCAAGCATTAGAGCTATTGCAAGACGATACTTCAAGACTTGTAAGAATTGACATCGAGACTGACTCTATAACAGCGGTTGATGACGAAGAGGACAAACAAGCTGCAAACGAAATGATGACAGCAGTTAGTGGTTATGTTGCGCAAACAGTAGCAGCTATAGAACAGAATCCAACAGTAGCACCTATAATGTTTAAGCTATTAGAAATCGCACTAAACAGCTTTAAGTTTGGCAAACACGCGCAAGACGAATTAAATGAACTATTCGGCACAGTGATGGAGAAGATTCAAAATCCACCCCCACCAGAACCACCAGCGCCCGATCCAAAACTATTACAGATTGAAAGTAACGAGCGTATCGCAATGGCTCAATTGCAATTTAAATCTCAAGAGTTCCAGGCAAATCTTGAGAAGCAATACGCAGAGCATCAAGCAAAACTCACTAACGATCAGAACGAACTGCAGCTTAAGATTGCAGCGCTTAACCAAGATATTGCTAAGTCTCAACAAGAAGCAGCTGATAAGCAGCAAGAACTTCAAGTTAAGATTATGGAGATTCAATCAACGGCTACTAACGACCAGTCGAAGATTCAATCCGATGCTTACTACTGGGAGCAAGAAAACCAAATCGAGATGGAGCGTAATCAAATTGCATTGCGCCATAATGAAACAATGGCAATGCTTGAAGCATCAAAAGCAGAACTTAAGAAGCAAGTTGATGACACTAACCAAGCTCTTGAGACATTACGATTGCAGCTTGAAAAGCAACGCGATGATAAGATTGCAATGGAAAAGCTAATGGAAGAGCGCAGGCTAGAGCGCCAAGATATGCTTGAACATATGCAAACAGTTACTAGGCTTCAAGCCGAAACAAAGGCAGAAGTTATGGTATCTGCAATGCAACAACAGCACGCACAAAAAACACAACAAGCCCCACAAATGCCAGCGATTAACATCACGATGCCAAAGCGCGGTAAGAAAGTAGGCAAGATTACTACAGACAAATCGGGTAATCCGATGGTTGAGATCGAAGAGCAAGACGACGAAACGGACGATTAATAAATGGCAACAACTGTAACCAACAGTTCGGCAACGTCAAACCCCGATTATGACGCCAAGACCACGTCTACTGTTGATGGGTTAGTGCAGCATGTTAACGTGGATAATATCGCAGGGATTAGTTTGCCCGAATACGATTATTTTGCAGTTACGTACCCACTAACTACACAAGAAGTGTACGTATTTAAGACTGGTGGAGCTGGGGGAACTACGGTTGCGACTGTAACGCTTAACTATACTGATGCAACTAAAGAGTTTTTACTTAACGGTGCTAAAACTTAAATGGGTATTACGTTTAATCCGTTATCAGGTCAATTTGATAATACAGGGCCTAAGACTTCCCCCGGTGGTTCTACCACGCAGGTGCAATATAACGATGCAGGAGTCTTTGGAGCGTCAGCAGCTTTTACTTACATAGATAATCCAGCATCGGGGTCAGATAGTGCGCTTCTTAATATTTCAAAAAACTTAAATAGAACTGGAATAGATGTAGACAGCGAAACGTTTGCAGCAAAATACTATCTAACATCCTCTGATGACCTACAAGCAACAAACGATGGTTCGATACTCCAAGGGGCAAGCTCTAATAATTTCTATTTCAACGGAACTGTAGAAGCTGGAGGGGCTGTCTTATCTGACCAAAAGCTGGGTAGCTTTAATCAGCTAGCTACTAACGGAATCTATTCCATACAAAATGCAAGTTCAGATTATTATCTTTCACTAACCGCAGGGTTAAACCAAGTAGTAGGAAATCAAGTTGTAATTGATGCAAGTTCCGATTCTCCAAATATTGATTTCATTGGAAGTAATAATACTTGCTCAGGTTTTGTCACTAATAATGGAACAGGTACTCCTACTATAAGATTTATAGGGGTTAAGGGCACAGGAGTAAGACCAGCAGGTGCGGCAGCGCAAGAAGCTATTGGCGGGGACTTTACAGGAAGCGGCGCAACTGCAAACTACGGAGTAAAAGCGCAAGGTACAACAGCGGCAGTTTATGCGACAGGTCACTATCTTTTTTCAGCAGCTAACACTTACGATCTAGGTACTGTAACAAACATTGCAAGAACAATTTATACAAAACGAATTGACTTAAGTACTGCGACAACATCATCGGACGGTGTTGTTATCGGAGGAGGTAGATTTTATCAAGATATAGCAACTTCAGGAAGCGGTGGTACTTTAATCAATCCAAGGGTTCAATTTAGAACTGCTAACCTATTAATTAGTGCACCGACTCACACATCGAGTACTGCAAACGAGTTTGCGCTTCAAGCACAAAAAACATTTACCCCCGTTGCTAACACATCAGGAAGATTGTGGGGGCTGAACTTTTCAGTTGCAGGGTCAGGCGGTTTTAACTTTACGGATGCAACATCTTCAATCGTTGGAGTTGAAGGAACAGTCTCTAATAACTCAACCGGCACAGTGAGTGCTATGTCAGGCGCGATTCTATTTAATTCTCTTGGTGCAAACTCAGTAACTACTCGTTATGCAGGGCTTGATGTCTATGGGGTTGATGTTTCAGGAGCAGCAGGAACCGGAGCAACTGTTACAGAAGCAGCAGGAATAATTCTTAGAATGGGGCGAAGCTCTGGCAACACTTCTTTGGGCAATGTAACAAGTCTTTGGGGTGTTCAGCATAGGGCATCTACTTGGTCAGGCACAGGGCACATGACTAACCAGTACGGGATGGCTTACACATCCGGCGGTACGATGAACTCTATTACCGCCAATAGCCAAGTTAGAAAATATATAGAAGTGCCAGCGATGCCAGATCCGGGCGCTTTTACTGGAACTACCGTTGTCGGTTTGGATTTTCTTGGAACTGGCGGAACCAATAGGGATGGTATTAGATTCGGCGGAGATACAAACCTTTATAGGAGTGCCGCTAACACTCTAAGAACTGATGATAGTTTTGTTGCTACTGGTACAGTTACAGGCTCAAACCTTTCAGGTACAAATACAGGCGACCAGACAACTATCGTTGGAATCACTGGCACAATGTCGCAATTTAATACTGCGGTAACAGATGGGAATATACTTTTCAATGACGAACAAGGTTTAGGTTTTAGATTTGAAAATAGAACTTCTGATCCGGGCTCTCCCACGGTGGGACAAGTTTGGTTAAGAACAGATTTATAAGGGAGAATTTATGGCAGGATATTTTAGTGTTGGTGGATTTAGAACGTTAGGTACAGCGGCAACACCGCAGAACTTAATGACGATTGAAAATATTGATGCGAC